ACACTCTGTATCTGTTTGAGAATGAGTTAACTGTTGCACTGATAGCCTGTATATCGGCTGCACTAGCTAACTGTTTGTGGTATGTATATGTGTGTAATGTTGATGTTGTTTGTACCTGTAAACCACTGCTTGCTGGTAATGTCTGACTTTGTAAGTTAGATGGAAAACCATTAATAGTTACAGTATTACCTGTACCAGCACCGTTTGCTATAGTTGCTACACCACTGCTATTAACTGCAAGACCGCTTGCAAGTTGTGATATAGATACAACTGTACCAGCATCTTCGCTTGGATCAGGATGAGTTGCTGGAAAGCTAGTCTCGTTTGCTATAGCTACAAAACCACCAAGAGCGTTTGTTACAGACAATACAAGATCGTTTACCGCCTTAGATGTAGGTATACGTGTGTCACTGTTTGTAGTAACAGAAGTTTCAAGTGTTATACCGTCAAGCTGGTTTAGCTCTGCTGTAGTAGCTGTAAGAGCTGTGCCACTTGCTAGGTTTGACGCAGTTGTAGACTGCATGCCTGCAAGAGTCTTAAGTTCTGAATCAGCTATTTTACCAACTGTAATAGCATTATCTTGTATCTTAGCTGTTGAAACAGCGATGTCTTGTAATTTAGAGTTATTAATAACACCACCAGCTAAATGTACTGTATCAATAGAACCGTCTACATAATGCTCTGAATTAATACTATTATCAGCTATGATGTTACCATTTACCGCATCTGCATCTAATTTATCATATGTTACAGCACCGTTTTGTATTTTAATAGTTGTAACAGAATTAGTATTAAGATGTTGAGCATCTATACTGTTATCTACATAATGCTCTGAGTTAATAGAATCGTTAGCTATAATATTACCGTTTACTGCATCTGCACCTAGTTTTGGATATGTTACACTACCATCTGCTAAATCATCTGTACCGATTGTACCGTTGGTGATGTTAGCATTAGTTATAGTAATATCTGTAGGTAATGCACCACCGGCTAATTTAGCTAGAGTAACAGCGTTATCTTGTATCTTATCTGTCGTAACAGCACCGTTTTCTATCTTTGCAGTTTCTACACTATCTACTGATAAATGAATTGCGTCAATGCTACCAGTAGCTAGGTGTTCAGAATTAACTTGACCATCTGCAATCTTAGCACTTGTTATAGCATCAGCCTTGATCTTACTTGTTTCTATAGCACCGTCATCTATATCATATGAATGTATAAGATTAGGTATCTGCTCTTCTTGTGCTCTGTATAAGAGCTGGGTGTTATTATTATTTAAGTCAGCTGCTTTTAC